AATTTTGACGTGACTTCAGGTGATGTTGAAATTAGCACTATTGACGGAGGGTCTTTCTAGTGTTTTCAATTATTAAAAAATGGTTTGATGGTGTTGTAAAATCTTATGACGCAAAACCAGAGAAAAAAAGTGCAGTAATAAGAATAGGTGATTTACAATATAAAACTAAAAAAGAATTAGAAAATATCGGTAGAAAAATCGGTATAGAATTAGATAGAAGACTTACAAAACAAAAACTAATTAACAAAATTAAATTTAAAGTAAAGAATAAAAGATAATGTCAACCGTAATTAAACCAAAACGTTCATTTACCCCATTAGCCATACCAGCTTCCAATGTAATGGAAGTCGGCGAATTGGCTATGAACGCCTCTGACGGTAAGTTTTATACTAAATTACAAAACGGTACGGTTAAAGAATTAGGTGGTGCAGGTTCAGTAATTTTACAAGACGTTACCACTAACGGTAATATTTCTACAAATGATATTATTCTTAACGGTTCAAATCTAGTATTTGAAGGACTTTTAGAAAACGCTTTTGAAACAACTTTAAAAGTTGTTGAACCAACTGGTGATAGAGTTATTAGATTACCTAACGTAAATGGTGATGTTATTACTACCGGAAACTTGACAAAAGACGGTACTACAACAGGTGACCCATTGACAGGTGAGGGTGACGCTATTGCTTTTGCAATTGCTTTAGGAGGATAATATGGCTTCAGTATTTAAAAACGCAGGTGCTCAATGTGTATTAGTAGATGACGCAACTGCTGATATATACACAGCTCCAGCTTCTACTAGAGCCGTTCTTCACGCAATTATGGTATCAAATACAGCGGCTACGTCTGCTGAAAAAGTAACCATAAAGGTAACAATTGACGGTGGTACAACTTTTAGAAGTGTAATCACAAATGGCGAAGTTCCGCCTGCTGATTCGCTTCAAATTGACAAGCCAATAAACCTTGAACCTGGTGACAAAATTAGAATATATGGCTCAAACAATACTTTGGAATGTTTTTTGTCAATTTTAGAATTAACATAATAAACTTTTATAAATATACATAGGATTTAAGTTAGGAGAACATTAGAATGTCTTTAGTCGTAAATAAACAATATGTTGCCAAAGACGCAAACGGCAAAACTATTACGGCTGATTATAGTTTTCACGCTCTAAACAGAGACGAGACAGGACTTCTAACGTACTCTAAAGTGAATTGGTTTGAAAGTAATACTATTCAAATGGATAATGGAGAGGGTTTAGCATATAGTTCAGTTGCAGACTTTCAAGTAAATGAATTGAAAAAAGCGAGTGGTAGTTATGCAGTAGGTACAAATATTAATGAGATACCTAAAGCATATAGTTCTTCTACTGACCCGAGAGAACCAAACACGAAATTTAGAAAGTATGAACAGCACGTTTTTGATGAAAATAATGCTACATACTTTATGGACGCAAATGGGAACATTGTGTTAAGAATTAATGACTCGTACCAGTATGGTGCTTCGCAAGATGGCGAAACAAGAAACTGGCAGTAAAAAATATAGGGAAGTAAAATGGCAGATTTTATACTAGGTAGATTAAAGTTTCACTTCAAAGGTGCTTGGACTACTTCAACAGCTTACATCAAAGATGATGTGATTACTTACGGAGGAAATTCATTCGTTTGTCTAGTAAACCACACAGCAAATTCAGATTTCTATACAGATTTAAACCACTCTACAGCAAAATGGGAACAAATGGTTGGTGGTCTTGATTACAAAGGTAATTGGGCAGCTACAACACTTTACAAAGTTGATGACATTGTAACCTTTGGTGGTTCAACATACAGATGTATTACTGGACATACATCACAAGCAGATTTATATGACGATACTTCAAAATGGCAAGTATTTGCCGGAGGTTTCGGTTGGAGAGGTGTTTGGACAACATCTACAGCATACAGAAATGATGACGTTGTAAAATACGGTGCAAGTTTATATGTTTGTACTACACAACATACTTCTTCAGGTGCAACACTAGACGAAACTAAATTTAATTTATTCGTATCAGGTTTAGAATTTGAGGATAGTTGGGCAAGTTCAACACTTTATCAATTAGGTGATATTGTAACCTACGGTGGTTATCAATATGTTGCTGAAAGAGCAAACAACAACGTTTTACCTTATAACAACTCTTCAGATTGGAAATTATTATCAACAGGATTTAATAACACAGGTACTTGGTCAAATTCTACAGCATACAAAACTGGTGATACCGTTAACCACGGTGGTCATTATTATGTGGCTAAGATTGACGGAACAGGAAATGAACCATCAGGTGCAACTAACTCATATTGGGATTTAGTTGTTGAAGGTATTTTCTGGAGAAGCAATTGGACAAGTGGCACAGCATACAAAATTGGTGACGCAGTATCTCACGGCTCTTCTTCTTATAGAGCAATTACAAATCATACAGCGTCAGCGTCAAACAGACCAGATGTATCAGGTCAATCAGATTGGAACCTATTAGCTGAAGGTGATTCAAACGCAACACTAACTACAAGAGGTGATATTCTTACAAGAGACGCAACTCAACGAGTTAGATTGCCAATTGGTTCAGCAGGTAGTTTTTTAAAATCAGATGGTACTGATTTAACTTGGTCTTATCCAAGTGTCGGTAACAAAGTTTATTATGTATCAACACTAGGTACAGATAATACAGACACAGGCAGAGGTACTACTCCAGAATTACCTTGGAGAACAATCAAATATGCTTGTGCTCAATTAGCTTCAGACACAACAAATTTTAAAACGGTTAAAATAGAAACAGGAACATATACAGAGCAATTGCCTATTAAAGTTCCGAGAAAAACTGCTCTTATCGGTGATAACTTACGAAGTGTTACCGTTTCTCCAGACACTACAACAAACAATGGTGCTGGTGCAGGTATTTCAAGTGATAACTCTACACCTAATAATAGACAATCAATGTTTTATCTAAATGACTCTTGTACTTTATCAGGTATGACATTTAGTGGTATGACAGGTCAATTAGCAAGTTCAGCTAGTTCAGATGGTCTAACAAGATTAACTGAAGGCACAGGTTCAAATGCTTCAGGTTCAGTTGTTTCTTTAGACCCAGGAACAGGTCCAACAGATACGTCTGTACACATTGTTGCTAGGTCACCTTTCGTACAAAACTGCTCATCAATTGGTTCAAGAGCAGTAGGTATTAAAATTGATGGTACTTTACACAACGCAGGTTTCAAATCAATTCTTGCAAATGACTTTACGCAAGTTCTTGATGGTGGTATCGGTTGTTGGGCAAAAGGTGGTTCAAAATCAGAATTAGTATCAGTATTTACTTATTACTGCCACGTAGGTTATCTATGTGATAGTGGTGCTGTTATTCGTTCACTAAACTCTAACAACTCATATGGTGAAAAAGGTTCAGTTGCTTCAGGTGTTGACGCAAACGAAACTCCTTTAACAGCAACGGTAACTAATAGAGACAATGAAGCAATCGTTGGCAGAGCATTAGTATCAAACGCTGGTGTTTACAGATTAGAACAAGAATACGCAGGTGAAACTTATACATCTGCTACAGAAACAATTAATGGTTCAGGCGCAAATGCTAACTTTACTGCCGACTTTGCTGACGGTGCAGTAAAATATATTGATGTAGCAACTAACGGTGCAGGTCACTTTACTACCGTTGGTGTTGCTCAAGGCGGAACAACAACATCAATTAGATTAGCTGCTTCTGATACTCAAGCAAATAACTTCTATAATGGTATGAGACTTACAATTACAGATGGTACAGGTTCAGGTCAAACTGGTTACGTTGGAACATACACAGCAGCAACTAAAACTGCTACAATGTTTAAAGAAGACGGTAATCCAGGTTTTGACGTATTTGGTCCAACAAGTGTTGCAGTTGCTCCTAACGCAACAGCAAGTTATGAAATTGAGCCAAGAGTTACCATTTCAGGCGGTGGTTCTCCTTCAAGAAACGCATTAGCAAGAGTTGTAATTGAAAACCAAATTATTAAAAAATTCTTAATACTTGATGGTGGTGCAGGTTATTCATCAGCGCCTTCAATTACGGTAACTGACCCTAACGCAACAACTTTAGGAACAGGTACTGCTACAATTGGAGATGGCGTAATTTCAAGATGGACTTATGCAGCTGCCGGTTCAGGTTACAAACAAGAAAACACAACAGCAACCGTAAGTGGTGATGGTTATGCTGAAATATTACCAGTTGGTGCAACGGTAAAAACTTCAGGTTTATCAAGTCAACCAAAAGCAGGTTCAAGTATAGTATTTTCAAATGCTTCAAGTGTAAGTTATATTATTGTAACCATATTATCACACGCAAACGGTGGTATAACAAGTTTAGAAGTATCGCCAAATATTTCAAAAGCAAATGCTCCATCACACGGAACAACTGCTACGGTTAGAGAAAAATATTCTAACATAAGATTAACAGGTCACGACTTCCTAGATATTGGTACAGGTGGTATTTCAACAACAAACTATCCTGATTTAAATGGTTACACACAACAACCAGACCAAAATGATGAAGTTGATGATTTAGATAGAGGTAGAGTATTCTATACTTCAACCGACCAAGATGGTAA